AGGCGAGAAATAAAGCCTTTTGATAGGCTGCCGATATTGGCATATTTCATAAATTTTCTAATTTCTGATTCGTTTAAAACTTTTTTGGACATCTCTTCGCTCCTTGCTTTTTAAAAAATGAGGCTGGATCCTTTTATAAATAGTATCTTGTACTTAAGAAAGTCAATTCCCTTATAATTATATAGCATCTTCATCAAGTAAATTTTTAATTTTTTTATATGTAATATCTTGTATTTGCTTAACACGTATAAAGCTGATTCCCAGCCGCTTTGAACATTCTCGCAAAGTCATAGGTCCATTTTTTTCAACAGCTTCCAAAACACAATTGTGATCATCAGGATATGATATCCAATGTCGACACTCTTGAACGGGACACACAACGTTCATATCTCTGCAAACCTTTAAACATTTTTTCATATCTCTGGATGATCCTCTGCTATAATATCAAATATACTTTCCAAATCATTATCATCAAGCGCAAATTTCTTTTTAGTTTCTTGGGCTTTGCCGTGCATTCTTTTAATATAATTTCTTTTTAGTTTTCCTTGCAAATTCATTTTCTCTTTAAATTTATTTATATATTCTAAGACCCCTGAATCGTTTTCTAAATATCCCGTGATCATCATTCTAAAAAATTGAGATTGATTTATCCCATCATACCCACACCTTATTCTCAAATCAGCCTGTCGCTTCTCAGTATCATAAAACATAAATTTCTTACGTGTTTTCGCATCTGGTATAGTTGGGTCTTTCATTTATTTTTCCAAAGAATATGAGTATTGCTCTCTAGTTGCGATGCGCTTGATTGTAAGACGAAAGATGCCTTACATCGAAGTTCTGCCAAATCATGTGCGCCTGAATAAGACAGGCCACTGCGAATGCCACCAATAATATCTTGAAGGATATTCCCAACACTACCCCTAAACGGAACGGTAGTTGAAACGCCTTCTGGAGTTGAAGTTTTTCCCCTCCAGGCAGTTTGGGCGTTGGCCGACGCCATGCCCCTATAAACTTTATATTTTTTATCTGCTTTACCAAAAAATACTTCACCTGGAGTTTCTTTTGTGCCGGCCAACATAGAGCCAATCATAACAAAATCTGCGCCGGCGGCGTACGCCTTAACCATGTCGCCGGTTGTTCTTATACCGCCGTCGGCAATAATTTTTACATCATAACTAGTCCTCGCGCAGTTTAAAATACTTTGAAAAGTTGGAATTCCGTGGCCAGTCACGAGCCGTGTGGAACAAATAGATCCTCCTCCAATCCCCACGCGAATTGAATCTGCGCCCCAGGATGCCAAGGCGTCGAAAGCTTCTAGGGTTGCTACATTACCAGCCATTACATGTACTTTGTTTCCCAACAGTTCGCGAATGGAGGACAAAGCATGCTTTACTAAAGAATGGTGGCCGTGAGCAACGTCGATACATATAACTCTTGCACCGGCTTCGTAAAGAGCGACGGCTCTTTCCTCGTAGTCACCCGTGACCCCAATAGCAACTGCGACGGATGTTGTAGAGGGAGCGTTGGCTTCACGCACAAGATCAACTTGTTCTTCAATCGAGTTATATCTATGAATAATTCCTAACCCACCAAACTGGCTCATAATGGTAGCCATAGCCGATTCAGTTATAGTATCCATTGGGCTGGATATGACAGGCAATTCTAATCTCGTAAATGAATCTAAGTTATTTCCTATATCAATTTGGCTACGACTTTCTATTGTGCTATATTGTGGTGTTAATAACACATCATCAAAGGAATAGGTCTGTTTCATTTTGTTTCCTCCTTCTTATTAAGTTTCATATTAAAATCCAGAAATATTAGTAAGTGGGTGATGATCTGAAGTTTTTTCGTTTGTGCTCCCTAAAGCATCCGAGCCTCGGTTACTTATAGTAAGTCCTTGGTTTTCATATAGATTTTGACCTACAGCTTGCCGAGAACGAAAATGTACTACCGGTACCAAAACTAATTGTGCGATCTTGTCTTCATGATAAATAATTTGAGATTCATTGCCAATATTATGAAGATCAATAAATACTTCGCCATCATATCCTGAATCGATAATATGAGCGCCGACGATCAAAGATCGTTTTGCCCCCATGCTAGATCGATTACAAACCTGCAGCATATATCCATGCGGGATTCCAAACCGCAGGCCTGTTGGAATCATTTTATTTTCACCGGGAGCAATCTCAACTTCCTTCTTAAGATAAGCATATATATCCAAGCCAGCATCCGAAGGATTACTTCTTGAAGGAACTTTAACTCCATATTCAGCTGTTGCATACTCAATTATCATTCTTTACTCCTTGCAAATTCTTCAATGACATTTTTAGCTCCTGTCCAACACTCTGGACAGTAAAGATTAACTTTATTTTGTGTTTGTCGTACCACTACGGTCCAACTTTGAACTTGTTCTTTATCTGCTTTATCAAAAGGTTTGGTACAAACTAGACAATGTTCTCCTAATTTGTCAAACATAAAGATCTTCTCTTTCAGTTCTTTTTCCGCTCTTTTCTTTTTAGCGCGACTTATTTTTCTTTTTATGCTTCCCACATCTATCCTAATAATTTAAATGTATGTCGAATAGATCGAGTGCTGAAGCCCCACTCATCATTATAATCCAATTTAGCAGCATATGGTCTATTGATGTGAATTATATCGTCATCTTTAACACCCCAACACCTAATCGTTGATAAGACAGAAGAATCGTCGACTACCTTAACAATCCAGTAAGTCTTTCCATGCTTAGTTTTTTTCGAAAGAACTTCTCGGGGGATGAACCAAGCAACGCCCAAATCATTATCCCATTCGCCCAAAGGTGGAACTTGATAACGGAGAATTGATTCTCGAATTTGTTTTGTCAATACCAAATCAAATGGAAACATTCCAGTTAGTGTAGAAATGTGTTCAATCTTCTCTTCGCTTGTAAAATCTTCTTCGGGAGAATACAAATTAATTTTCTCCTGCAGCTGTTTTGCGGACCTAGGGCGATCTTGGATACAAGCCATCCAGAAATGTTTGCATCCGTTAAACCGATCGTCCACCAAGGAATCCAAAGCACCGGAACGACACAAAACATCCAAAGCCTTCTTATTTAATTTTGAATAGATAATATCTTCGCTAAAAAGCAAGTCTTCAATAGACTCAAACGGCCTGTTATTAATAATCTGCTCAATAGCTTTGTCTCCCATTCCCTTAATAGAACTGAAAGGCTGAATTAAAGTATTTCCATCTTCTGAAATCTCCCACTCTTTTGTAGAAGTGTTAATATCAATTACATCGATATCAAAACCATATTGCTGTGCAAGACTTATTGCCGATGCTTTTCTCGACTCAGGTTCCTTGTCCAAAAAGGCTGCAGACCAACACTCTGGATAATAATTTAAAAGCCAGGCACACTGATAAGATAGGAGACTATAAGCAACAGCATGAGACTTGTTAAACCCATAGCCACTAAAATACTCAAAGTTTCTCCAGAGTTCAGCGGCGGCGGGTCGAGCAATTGACTTAGCAACGCATCCTTCAATAAATCTTTTTCTGATTTGTTCTTTCTCTTCATTTCCTTTGCCTGTGCCTTTCTTTGTCAAAAGCTTACGAAGCTTGTTACCTTCGTCAAGAGTAATTCCGTTGCCAAGCTTGTGGGCCAACAAAGCAATCTGCTCTTGAAAAATAAGAAATCCAGCAGTTTCTTGTGTTACTTCTTTTACTAGATCATTAACGTAGTTGATACTATCAGGGTTTTTCTTTGCTTTAACATATTGACGATCGACCTTAGCACCTAGAGGGCCAGGTCGGTAAATAGATGTAATTGCGGCAATATCAACGATGCTACTTGGTTTTGCGCTCTTGCAAAATCTCTGTGCGCCGTCATTTGTAAATTGAAACACTCCGATGAATTTGCCTTTATGAAAAATGTTTTTATACACCTGTTGATCAAAAAGATCAATTTTATCTGGATGTAAATTTTCGTCGTAGTATTTTTTGATATCCTCGTAGGTCGGGTTGTCGATGCCATGATGTCTCTTGAGGACATGACCAACAGCAGACTGAATCATCTCTAATGTTGAGAGACCTAACAAATCAAACTTAATAAAGCCAAGAGGTTCCAAATGACGCACATTTTGCCCTTCGGGCCATGGCGTTTGTATCACACCGCCACGGTTAATAAGTGGCATATGGTTGTCCAAATTTTCCCCAACAACAACGCCGCCTGCATGTCGGCTAACTGAACGTACTTGTCCATATAAGGCTTCGATATGAGTTTTAATGTGCGGATACTTATTTAAAAATCTTTGTAAGCTATCAGAGAATTCCATAAGCTCTTCAAATGTTGGCACGTATACGCCAGATTTAATTCCATTCTTTGCTTTGGCCTTCGGCGTGGCCTCTTTAACCATATTACCAGTTACACTGTTAACCTCCACAAACGGAACGCCGTAAAACTTTGAAATGTCTTTTACCAAAGATCTTAGCTGAAGAGTATTAAAGTTAGAAATAGGCACAACTGTGGTCTCACCCCACTCTTCAGCTAAAATCTCCTTCAAGCCAAAAGCATCACTGACATCATAATCAATGTCTGGATAATCCATGGCGTCGGCGCGCAGGAAGCGGCTGAATAGAAGGCCATATTTAATCGGGTCAATCTGTGTGATGCCTAACACGTAAGCCACAAGAGAACCAGCGGCGGATCCTCGGCCTGGGCCAGAGAGCATATGATCATTCGCCTTATCTGCAATGGCTTTCATGGTGAGAAAATACTTTGAGAATCCGCGATCGACGATGACATTTAACTCATGTTGTAGGCGGTCAGAATATTCTTTGTTATCACCCAAGCTCATACTGCGCAAAGCTGCAACTGAAATCTTCAAAAGCGCTTCGTCTGCGGTATCACCGTCTGGTACAACGAAGCTTGGTAGACGAACCGTGTCGTCTGGCATGAAGTCTTCGATACGCTCATGTGCAATATAGTGAGTCTTAACAATAGAATCGTATACTAAGTCATCATCATATAATGTTTGACACTCTTCTGAGTACTTCTTATAGGATTCCCACATTTGGTCGCCATTCTTCGGATAAAGCTCCATTCCTATTTCATCAACATCAATAGGAAGTTCTGACGTCAACCATTCTGGTTTTCTAGGACGATTAAGAAAGCCCAAGCGCCTATATAGCTCGCGGTCTTTCCATGCGTCCGGATTCGGATAATGACTATCAGCTGTTGAAATAAGTTCAATACCATATTCATGGTGCATTTGAACTACATACTGATTAAGCTCATGTTGTGCTGCAATGTTATTCCATTGCAACTCTCCATACCAGCGGTCACCTAGGATTGATTGCATTTTCTCAGTTGTTTGACGCATTGCATTTACAATAGCATCCGGACCATCGTCGAGGTTATCCCAATAATTTCCAGCGTAT